CCCCCATATAGTCTTGGGGAAAGACAAAGCTGCAAGGTGGCAGTACACACCAATCCCAGGTAAGCCGGGAGCCCAGGTTTTGGACCGCTTGCGCGCGCTACGACGACATTACACTCCTACCGCATCACCGAAATCGTACCTGTCGAGTAGCACCGCGGCTGGTACAGGAGCACCAGCGGCGATGATAGTCGGCATCTCAATTGGTAAGGCGAACTGATCACCGAAACGAAAAGCATCTTCAAATGCCATTTGACTCGGAACATCGATTCCTAAACGAGCATAGAGGCATCTTGCCTCAGGATGGGGCGCAAAAGAGGTTGCGGCCCGTGCTGAGGCAGTCTGCATAATCTCTGAGAGACTCTTGCCGTGTCGAAACAACATGAAGGTATACCCCAGCTGTTTGAACGACAACTCTACGTGTTGGACGAATCGCGTCCGGTTTTGCACAACACAAGTGTAGTAACACGCCCGAGCCAATGCTCCGAGCATGGGTGTCTGATCATCGAGACACAGCATACTGCACGCTTTCGCGAACAAATATGCGACCACATTCAAATTGTTATGCTTCAAATGAAATTTGGCGAGGCTCCTCAACGGGTCCGCCAGACAAAGACGATAAGGAAGTAGGTGGTATCGCCCACAGAAATAAGACAAATAGGCGTCAGGTCGCGGAATGACTTTTATGGGAAAGCCAAAAGCCTGGAAATCATCTTTTAATCCCACCAAGATCTCCAGTGCTGCTCTGTCACAGTATATGATACAGTCATCTCCTTCAACGAATATAGTACAACGTTCATTAAGTCCAGCGGTTTCTAATACGTTCCATACTGCGAAATGATTTCTTAGAGTCTGCATACATGAAGTATTATTCTTACCAGAGTATTGGGATGCGATGCGCTTAGCGACAACGCCCAACAACACTCCGAAGAACTTCTGGTCTGCTTCATTCTCCAAGTCAAAATTCGAGTCCTTGAACAATTCGTGCAAGGTCAACATATCAAAGAAACCGGTGTAAAAATAATGTACGTGTTTATCCATACGGGAGATGTCAGTCTCAAGAGCTGCTTCAGTGCAACGTGCTAACTCCGACATCTTTTCGACTCGACCCTGTGGGGTCAAACCTTTTACAGTAAAGGGCAAACGGCACAATGCGTGGTCCAGGGCAGAAAAATAGGGTCCAATAACTCCTGCAGCTTGGTCAGAAATACTACAAATGTTCCTAGGATCGCCGAACGTCGTCGATGCTTCCATTTTCAGAAAGCACGACAGAGTTCGCTGGGATTTCGTAGTTTGCAGGTACCGCAGACGTGCTTGGCGAAACATTGTCTGGCGGTTTAATGGATATCTCTGCACCCACTCCTCGAATGGCATCGGCTGCAACACTTCCGGAAGTTGAGGAAGCATGCACTTCTGCCACCACCGACTCCAGAGCTCCAGGGGACCTGGAGTTGGACGGGTGGGAGTATAGTGGGCGGGAAATAGCCCCGACGCTGTCAGTCTGTACGGGACTGTGATCGGTTCTAATTTCCCCCGGTTGAGTAGTGTCATTTGTCGGTGAATTTCTCGGAAGGACTTCAATAATCTGAGCTGACTGGCGGTTTGGCCTTTTCCGCTGGCGAGTTCGTCCAACCACTCTAAATTCGGCTGTATCGCGGGATCCAACACTCTCGTGTTGAGACTCTGGACCGCGTTGGGCTGGCATTG